CTCCTAATTCATCGATTTGTGTTGAAAGTTTAATAACAGATTTCCCAATAGCTTCCATTTTTGTAATAGTTTCTAAGGATACATTTTCAGTAGTAATTGTTTTCATTTTAATTCCCTCTCATTATTGTGGATAGTTGCGCAGCAATTCCCATAGCATACTTTTCACGTAGTGCTTTTTCTTCTGGATCGTGCTCAGTATCTTTACCATAGTGCCTATCGTCAATTTCTTTGATGATGTTTAAAATCGCTTGTTCTCTTTTCTTCTGTGCTTCCATCTTGTTACTCCTATGTTTTTTCTCAAACCTAATAAACATATCTTTGATCCTCTCTTCTGTTCCCATCTTGTCATCCGCCTCCGCGTCTGTGGGCACCTGGTTTTTAACCAAAAAATATGTTATTTCTAGAATATTCTAACCAGCACTTCCCTAATTTATCAAACACAATAGCTTTTAAAATTCTTCTGTCTGTTGCTTCAACATTTGTTATTGATTTTAATATTTCTGCTTTACCACAAAAACTTATAGAATCAGTATCAATACTTGCAGTAACTAAATCTCCATTGCTCATCAAATAGGTTATTGTCATCTTGTCCTCCGCCGCGTCTGCGGATTTTTGTTTCGGCCTGCTGGCCTCATCAGTACCGGAGCCTTACCGGTATACAAGCCCGCGTCTGCGGGCACTTAGCTTATCTCGGAACAACCGCACAGCCTACAACTCTGTACTTTTCTCTGGTTTCTTCCGTTTTTGCTTCACGGCGCAATTCTTTAACCACTTTTTTTGCGTCGTCGTCTGTTAGTCCACTATAAGTCGCACTAATTGCTCTGTACTTGCCAGTGTCTCTGTCTAATCTTGTAATCATTTTCATCTTGTCCTCCATAGTTACTCTCTCAAGCAACTTTATATAATGATTATAATACTAAAAGAAATAAAAGTAAATAGAAAAAATAAAAAAAGTGATAAAATAATTAAAATAAATATCATTTACTACCTATCCATATATACTTTTCCATATATAGGCCCTAGGATCAATCCAAAACACAAAACCATATAAATACCCATAAATCCCTGCAAAACTTCGCTACGACAATCCTAGGCACTATAAAACAAGCTTTAACACACCCATATATATCAAACTTAATATATAGAATCTCACTATTAACTTACCAGTATATATAAGGTATAATATATATTATGAGTAACAACCAAAAACAGGCTAAAAAGCAATCAAAACCTACTATAAACCATAAAAAAAATAAAGTAAATATAAAAACTAAGCCTTCTTTAAAAAAAGGCAAAGAAATGGCCAAGAAAAATAAGAATATAAAGGCAGTGATAAAAAAGACAGATAGTAAAGAGGTAATATCAGCCCTAAGTACACTTTTACAAAATGTTAATGAATCGTCTATTCCGGATGAGTCCTTTAAATCTCTATTACAGTATGATAAAGGTAAAAAGAAAGTAGGTAGACCAACCATGCATGATCCCAATATATATCCTAAGATGTATGCATTAGCAAAGGAAGGTTATGGTATAGATGCTATTGCTTTTAGGATTGGCGTGTGGCCTATGCAATTTAAAGAGTGGGCAAAAAAGTTTCCGGAATTTAGTACTGTCATTAAAAAATGTAGGGAAATAGCAATTGATTGGTGGACTGAACAAGGACTAAAAAATATATATAATTCTAAGTTTAATAATATACTTTGGATGATGAATATGTCTAATCGTTTTAGGTGGAAAACATCTAATGGATCAGTAAATAAAAATATAAAGAAAGAAATGAAATTTACAGAAGAGCAAATACTAAGGACAGTACAAGAGGTAGAAATCATAAATGGGAACACAAGTGAAGTCGCCAGAATATTGGCAGAAGCTGGTGCACTCGAATCCACAACTACAGAAACTATTGATACCACGGCTGACGAAGTACATACTTCACACTCCTCATCCTAAGCAACAGGCATTCTTACTATTAGATTGCCTTGACGCTTTCTATGGTGGGCCTCTATCACTTGATAGCAAAGTATTAACACCAGATGGTTTTGTACTTATGGGTGATGTGTGCATTGGAGACAGTATAATAACTCCTGATGGTGAAGTATCAAAAGTGATAGGTATTCCTTTCGATGGTACCAATCCAACGTATCGAATAACATTTTCTGATGGTACATATGTGGATGCCGGAATTAATCACAAATGGAAAGTTAATTGTTCGGATTGGAATAGGTCTGCAAATAAATGGAGGGTAAAGTCAACATATGAAATGAGTAATGATTTTATAAAATCAAATGGCAGATTAAAATATAAAGTACCAAATGTATCTAGTGATATTAATTTTGGTACTGCCCAACAGATTATTTCCCCATATATTTTAGGTGTATTATTGGGTGATGGTACAATTACTAAAAGTAATCCAATAAAAATAACAAATATTGCAAAAGAAATATACACAAGAATTAATGATGAATTATTTATAGGGTACCATACAACTAAACAGTCGGGTAAATTAAAGAACAATTATAATATTTCAAGACCTGGTTATGGATATAATAATTCTAAAAATATATATGCTACTGAATTGGAACGTATGAAACTACTAGGATGCAAAGCAAAGGATAAATTTATACCAGAAGAGTATTTGTATGATTCCGCAACAAATAGATTATCTATTTTACAGGGTCTAATGGATACAGATGGTGGAATAAGGATACATGCAAGAGGAAATGAGATTAAATATTCTACTATTTCAGAAAAGTTAAAGGATAATATAGTTTTTTTGGTGCAGTCTCTAGGTGGAATTGCTACATGGAAAAAAGAAAATAATTATTGTTATAGAATATTTATTAGTTTGAATTTAGATGTGTTCTCATTAAAAAGAAAAAAAGATGTGCAATTAAAAAACCAGAATGTTTCTAGGATGATAAAAAATATAGAATACATTGGAGAGATTCCTGTAAAATGTATAACTATAGATCATCCAGACCATTTATTTATTACCAATAATTTTATAGTAACAAAGAATTCAGGTGGTGGTGGAAAATCCGATGCACTACTTATGGCTGCATTACAATATGTAGACATACCTGGTTACAATGCAATTTTAATTCGTGACACTTATGCCAATTTAGTAAAACCAGAGGGATTATTATATAGAGCACATGAGTGGCTTGTTGGTACAGATGCACATTGGGATGGAGACTCTAGGTCTTATGTATTCCCTTCTGGTGCTACTTTATCTTTTGGATATCTTGATGGTCCAAGAGACCATTACAATTATCAAGGGCCTGCGTATACTTTTGTTGGTATTGATGAAATGGTTAACATTAAACAGCATCAAGCAGAGTATATGTTTTCCAGATTACGCAAAAAAGATAAGAAAGCGTATTTAATAGATTTAAAGAAATTACCCCAATATAAAGATTTGCCAGAAGAGATTCTGTTAGCTTTACAAAAAGCATACGCAAAAATACCAATAAGATTTAGAGGTACAGCAAATCCACCATCACGACAGCAATTAGCAACAGGTAAATGGGTAAAAGATAAATATGTAGATAAAAAATCTAGAGATAAGTCTACAGTTTTTATACCTGCAGGTATTAAAGATAATCCGAGTTTAAATGAAGCAGAATATAGAAAATCATTAGATAGGCTAGATCCAATAACGCGTAAACAGATAATGGATGGTGATTGGAATATAAATGTATCTGGTAGAATAATGTCACGGGCATGGTTTAGGGTGGTGGATATATTTCCAGATGATCAGATTGTTAAAAAAGTAAGGTTTTGGGACTTAGCAGCAACCGAAGAGAATGTAGAAGAAAATAATGATCCTTGTTGGACTGCAGGTGTTAAAATGGGTTTAACTAAAGACAACCAGTATATTATAATTAATATAACAAGGTTTAGAAAAAAGCCTTTAGGTGTAGAACAGATGATTAGACAGGTTGCTGATATAGATACAACTAAAGTCCCAATACATATGGAGCACGAAGGCGGCTCTGGTGGCAAGAATACCATTGACCATTATAGGCGTAATATTTTAAGAGAGTTTGTATTTGGTGGTGATTTGCCAATAGGATCAAAGATAGAGAGGGCAAGTCCTTTTGCTAGTCAAGCAGAAGCAGGGAATGTTCTTTTGCTTAATGGTGCATGGGTAGAGGATTTCTTGGATGAGGCAGATGTATTCCCTGATGGTAAGTTTAAAGATCAGATAGATGCTTGTTCAGGTGCTTTTACTGCTTTAGCTACCAGATTAAACGGAATAAGGGTGAGGTATGTATGATCGAGAAATATGATATTGGTGACGATTATTATATAAACCATAAATTACAATTTGTTTTATTTAATCTAACAGATGGCAAATTAAAAATTTGTTTTGAGAAAACTATGTCAAAATTGCAATGGGTATATAATTTTGCATTTTCTCCATTTCTTATTAGAAGAGCCTACAAAGATATGGTAGAAAAATTTAGTGTTCATTGGGGATTCCATAAATGTTATCATGCAGTAAGGGACGAGTTAATTAATTATGTAAAAACAAATATAGAATCTATTTATTCAATATCTATTTATGGTGCTTCCCATGGTTGCTCTGCTGCTTTGGCATTCTGTGAGGATTTAATCTTTAATAATCTACATCAAGGAATAATGCTAGAATGTAATTATGGTGGATCACCAAAGTGGATGAGTAAGAAAGCAGAAAAGATTATAAGACGTAGAGTTTGTACAAAAGCAATTGAATGGGAAAATGGATCGGATATAGTGAATAAGTTAGCACCTTTTTACACGCAATATAAAATAATTAAACATCTAGGACAGCCAAGAAAATGGTATAAGTGGTCTATTAAAGATCATAAAGATATCTGTACATTAATGAGAGATAAATATGAGCAAGAATAAATCAGTACTGTGTATCTATTATTGCGAAAAGACTGGAAAATGTAAGAACACACAGTGTCCAATAGGATTCTGTTTTATGGCAAAGAATTTATATTGTGAATATGCTAGAGTGAAGAATTAATAGGAGGATTATATGGCATTTAGTAATTTTACAGTTGAAGAGGAAATATTAGCACAACAATGGGTGGATTTTGCCTTTTTTGCAAGTAATAACAAGGCAGGAGCTTTAAATCTTTATGTGTCTCCTGGTAAAGTATGGAAATTAAAAGAAGTAAGAGTACATTTCTCGGTTGCTTTTGTCTCTGTGCAAGATTTTACTTTAAATATTTCAGCTGCAAAAGGATCAGCGTATAATACAAAACTGCTTTCACAAGCAATGAATACGGTGCAGGATTTGATTGTTTATTATTCTACCCCTCTACTATTTCTGTCTGATGATTTACTACATTTATCGATGAATGCAGTGATTTCCACAGTTCGCGGAATTGAAGTATTAGGTCAGTGGGCAGTGAGTCAATAATATGATTATTGCTATAAATGGGCGTGATTTAATTGGATGGATATTAGATGAAACCATCGAAATTGAAAACCACATGCATAATAACGAAAAGTGGATAGGTGCTTCTGCTGTTGAGGATAGTCTTACAGGATACCAATGCATAAGCGGTAATGGAGCATTTGGATCTGAAGTATTGCTATTAGATACTGCAAATACACCAATAGAGTCTGGAAAACTTTATTTCGACTTACACAGAATAATGCCGATAGCAGTGTCCAATGCCACATTATATCTATTGCGTATTGTTTGGGGAACTGGTACTTTTGCTGCTGCTGTATCTGCCAGACAGTATACAACAGTGCCATGTATAGGTACTGGAGTTGGTGCAAATATATCAGCGTCTGCATCAAATGTAATATGCAAAAGAATAGCATCAGGAACAAAAGTATGGGCACAAGTAAAAAATGCAACGAATTTAGCAACAATCAATTTTATAATTGGTCTGCATGAATATACTAAATAAGGATGTGCAACTTATGGAAATATCAGATGACAAATTCATTACTTTATTTGAGGATGTTGCATCAATTAAAACTGCGAATAACACAGTTATTGGATTACTTAAGATAGTACAGGATGACGTAAAGGAATTAAAGGAGTTTAATCAGACAGATATTCCTTTGATGATAGAAACAAAAGTAAAGAATTGTCAAAATAAATTTCATCCAGATGCGGACCAACCAGAAGATACAAAGAAAGAAAATAAAGAGCGTAGAAGGCTTACAGCACAAGAATTAAAATATAAAAAAGCACTTACTATTAGTGTGTGGATAGGGGTGCTTTCTCTTATTATGGGAATATTATTATCAATAAGGTCATTAATTCTATGAGTGAAATATTTAGCAATTTCTTAGCATGTTTATTGATTGTATTTTTGATTTGGATTTTGTGTTGGGTATTTGCAATAATAATTATAAACCTAATACATTTAATCCTTAGAACTATCATTAATTTCTTAAAATTTATTAGGAGAGGAGAATAATGTGGAATGGCAAAAAGCTTTATTGTATATTGGCATTGGTGCTATTTTTGTTCTGTCCTGTTTTCTCTGCTTCTGCGCAGGTGATAATAATAGATCTAAAGACGTGGAACGATTGGAACAACAAGCTGCTGAATATAGAGCAACAATCGCTAAACTTACAGATTCAATTACAGACCTCAATAGTAGACTCACACAATTTACAAATGAGTATAACAAACTTGTTGATACAATCTCAGAAGTTAAAGAAGGATCTGGCAGACTCACTAGTAATATCCAACGAGCAGCAGATATTAATACAGACATTATCAGATCAGTTAGAGAATTACAAGAAGCAAGTAGAAATTATATTAAAGAAACATCAGGAAGAATTAAGAGTATACCAAATAAGCCTCATAATCGTAGGAAGCATAGCAATAATTGAAACAGGTATACTTATATGGGAATATATTATAAAATAATATATAGGAGATAATAATATGCCTACAATCGAAGAAATTAAAAAGCTTATTGATTACTCTGTAGATGTTAAGCATGTTAGAGAAGTATGTGAAAGACATCTTCTGGATAAAGATCTCCAGCCAGGATCTCCTAGATGGAATGGAGAAACAACATATCCTGATAAATCTCCTATGACTTTTTGTACATTTTATGCTCCAAGAGTACTGGAAGAATTAGGATTCGATTGTACTCCTTTATACCATGATTATGGTGTTGTTTGGAAATTGAATTATTATTGGAATGATGCAATAACTATGTTTGATAATGCAGTGAAAGGTTCACAAGGTTTATATGCAGAAACAGGAATACGAGAGGTAACTAGAGAGCAAGCTTTCCATTTAGCACATTTTGGAGTTCCTTGTTTTATTGCTTCTAGAGAATATGTAGGGCATGTAGCTGTAGCAATTGATGAGCCAGACTTAGTCGCTAATGCTGGTAGTGCTGCTGTAATGGGAATCAAACCTATTGCAGACATATTTTATAAGTATAATCTGAAGCCTAGATTTTTTCAGTTGAGGAAAAAGTAATGAAGATAAGTCATAGATTAATGGATATATTCTTTTCAAGGAAATTTTTAGCTGTTGCTATTGCTTCTTTTATGTGCTGGTTTGGGAAGATAGAATCGCAATATTGGACTATAATTGCTGTTGCATATATAGGTGCAAACTTAGCTGACTCTAAAATAAAGAAAAAGAATATGGAAGGAGAATCAAGTGGTAAATCAAACTTGTGATGAGTGTAAAAAGAAAAAGAAGAAGAAAATTAAGGTGAAGAAATGAGTACAATCACAGATCCTGAATTTCCTAAAATAAATATGGTTGGATATAAGTTCAAAATAGACTGCGGTGAAGATTTATCTGCTGCCACAGTTTTAGAATTAGCATTCCTTAAACCTAATGGATCTGCAATAAAAGTAAGCGCAACAATCATAGATACGCAATATCTCTCGTATGCCACCTCATTAAATGCTTCTACAGGAACCACTATTCTAGATATGGCAGGAAATTGGGCAGTATGTCCATATATTGAGACACCAACATTTATAGGATATGGAGATTCCACAGAGTTTATTGTTTTAGGAGAGTATGAATGAGCAAATTCAGATGGCCATGGCAAAAACAGAAAGCATCTAGTAAGCAATTTGCTGTAGCAGTAGATTAAGGTAAAGGA